CTGCGGGGTCGCCCGCACCTGTCGCCGTCTTTCCGATTACCGAGAAACCAGCGGAGTTCCGCAACTTGATGTTGCTGATGGCGTCGTTCGCAATCTGGCCTGTAGCAAGCGCGGCAAAAACTAGGTTTCCGGCGGCAGTTCGACCAAGCACTGTTTCATCGCCTGCCACAATGTCAGCAGGGTCGCCGCTGCCGGTGGTGGACTTTCCGATTACGGAGAAGCCCGCAGAGTCTCGGATGATAGTGTTGTCTGCTGCACCTGCCACGAGGTCGGATGTTCCAACCGCATTGCAGGTCGGCGTATCCAAGATGGCACGCACAAATGTATTGACGCAGGCGGACGGGTAGTTAAGCAGCGCGGCGAAATCCACTCCGCCTGTCCCGATGGCGCCCAACACACCATCGGTAGCCCCGACGCGAATACCGTTGCCTGTCCCGCGTGCAGTAACTTGCAGCGGGTTGGCAGTCGAAGCCGCGAGAGTCTGAATGTTGAGAAGAATCGGCGTGCCAGTCGCGGTCGAGGCAGTAGTCTCTCCGAAGGTGAAGGCGCTCCTGCCGGCAGTTGCCAGGAACCAATTCCACACGATGGCGTTGTCGCCGTTGGCGATAGTGGCCCCACCAGCCGCCGCTCCAATGGTGTCGAGTGTAACCGTCCCGCATGACCCCCACAGAATCGTCGTGGTGCTTGAGGTCAGACATTCTCCGTTCGCTCCTCGGGCCAGCCTCGCGTTCACCGTAGCATTCCTGTAAATCAGGTCGCCCTCGGTGGTAACGGGAGACAGTGCATTGAAGGCTGGGTTCGCTGTGGTCTGTCCGGTGCCCCCCTGAGCTATCGTGACCGCAGCATTAGTGGTGAGGATGGTTGTGGTCGCGTTCGGTAGCGTGTAGGTCTTGAGCGAGGTCGCTGGGCCAGTGAAATCCATGAAGGCATTGTTTGTACCGCCGCTCCCCCCAGGCAGGAGACCACTTACGTCTGCGGTCAGACTCACTGCCTCGCAGGTAGGAGAGTCCAAAATGGCGCGCCGTGGGGTAGTTGAGCAACGCCCCAAAATCCACTCCCCCAGTCCCGAGTTCAACCAAGATGCCATCGGTCGCTCCCACTCGGATGCCGTTCGCTGTGCCGCGTGAAGTGACCTGGAAAGGATGCGCGGTCGAAGCAGCCAGGGTTGCGATGTTGAAAAGAATCGGGTCGGTAGTGGCGGTACTGGCGATGTTCTCGCCAATTTTGAATCCGATCTTGCTGGCTGTAGTGAGGCTCCAGTTCCAGACAATCGCGTTGTCGCCGCTGTTGATGGTAGCCGCCCCAACAGCCGCCGTGATGGTATTAAGCGACGGCGAACCTCCGCTTACATCAGCGGCGCAACTCCAGAGGCTTGTTGATTCCGTCCATTTGGGAATATCGTTGTCAATGCAGCCCTGCAAAAGAGCGAGTTCGCCGGTTGCAGTAAATTCCATCCCTGAGAGACTGCTGGAAAGACCCACACCGTCTGCTGTGGCGTTCAGGTCAACCGCAATCGAATTTCCTGAGACGGCAACGCCATCACCGCCAGTCGGCCTAGGAGCGACGACGTTGACGAATACTTTCCCTGCTGCGCCGGTTTCGATCACGATGCCAAGCGGAACAACAAAATTCGGGTCGCTCGGCGGGCTGTCCACCATCGCCCCCGCCGTGCTGCTTGACAGGTAGATGTCATCCGTCAAGCCGGTCGTGGCGATGTCTCGCACTACGCCATAAAGAGTCACAAAACCATTGCTCAAATCTTCGATGTTGTGCGTGGCGAAACCAACCGCCTGAGCGGTGCTCATTGCGTCGGCCTTCGCCAAGGCGATGCTAGGCAAGCCGCTGACAATCCCATCTATGTAGACGACTTGCCCATCGGTGATCGTGACTCCCGTCTCATTCCGAACCCGAATCCAACCTTCCTGACCAATCTGCAAGGTGATGTCAGCTTCGTCGTTGTGGAAAGACATTGCCTGTTCGGTTGAGTCATAGAACAGGTTTCCGGCAGCGTAGCTTGGAGCAGACATGGCTGTGAAGCGCACTTGAACAGGGAAAAGCGGATTGTTCGCCCGAACCGGGCTGCTCGTGCCGGTCGCGGCTTCCCAGGTGGCGTCCGTGCCGTCGCTGCTAAAGATGCTGTTGGCTCCCCCAATCGTCAGTAGTTGCCATTTGGGAGTGGCGAGTTGGCCTACCATAAGACCACCGCGAAGTACCGTGGCCGCAGTCGTGTCGGTGTGAGTTGCAGAGAGAATCTCGTGGCTGCTTCCGCCAGTGTTGCAATCTGCCGCCGCAGCTTCTAGGGCCGTACCACCAGCGTTGATTCGGACACACCGTGCGGCGGTTAGGGCGGTCTGTAAGTCCTCTACGTCAAGAACCCCTTCGGCGCTTGTCTCTGATCCAGGCGTGAAGTTCTCATCGCTTAGGAGAGTTGCCAGTTGAGCAATCGTGGTCGGAGAGAACAAGCTGAGGTCGTCCGACGCCAGTGCAATATCGCTAAAAGCCGCAGTATTCAAGGAAGCACGAAGCCGCTGAGTGGCACTCTCATAAACGACGCGTCCCGTGCTGGCATCGCTTACAGTTGGAGAAGTCCAGTTCGGCCACTGGATGTAGGGAGTTGAACCCGTACCAGTAAAGCTGGGCGCTTTTATCGTGTGACTAAACTCCCACTCTTCACTGGTATTGAACTTCATGGTGCCATCTGTACCCGCAGGATCGGCTTCGGCGGCGACACAGACTTCGTTATTCTGGCAGCGAATGAATCCCGCGTCGGCTACGTCATTCCCAAATCCAGAGGTCACACTGGCTATGTTGAGAGCCCCCGAAGAATCCCATTTATACTCGACGTTGGTTGCAACCTGGACTAAATCCTCAACAGGGGGAGTGGCAAGAGAAACTTGTGTTCTGGTTATCCTAATCCAATACTTGCCGCTGACAGCATTTACTGTGTCCTGTGCCCATCCAGATAGGTCGGACGCAATCCACACCAAGTCGCCGTCTTGACGAAATCCGTTGGTATTGTCTGAGGGTGAAAAAGCCGTCCAGCCTGAAGCACCATCGGAGAAGGCGAAAGTAGGTTTAACCCCTGCACCTGAGGCCACCGTGTCCAAGATGAACTCTACTTCATCAAACTGGGCCGCCATACCAATATAGACAAGATCGCCATTGCTGACGAACAGGGTAGAGTCAGTGGCAGTTGAATTAAAATTGGCAGTAACATCCGTGAACCCCCCATTGAAGGTAAAAGCTATTTCAACGTTCCCGAAACTTCCTGCCTCATTGAGAATGGGATTGATGCCAATGCCGGACAGTAGGCTATAAGTCGTAGCCGTCCCTGCGCCCACCTTTGATACCTCTAAGGCAAAGACATTCCCACCCGTGCTGTTGGCGGTATCCAAGGTAATACCCAGTGCTGCATCAATATCGCCCGCCGCGACTCCCGTCCCGATCCATTCAATTTCTATTGACTTGGTGTCACCAAAACCGGCTGCGTTCGTGATTATCCTAATCGCATGAGTGCCGGGAACTCCGGCTGTCTGCTCGATGCGGAGGATTCCCAGAGTGACTGCGCGTGGATTCGTAGAGCCATCTATTGTGACGTTCTCAGTTGCGCCGAACACGTTGTCGTCACCCGCATAAAGCAACGTCGTGCCGCTGTCGTCAGGGATGGTTAGGGTGTTGGCGGAAGTGGGGTCGGTGAAGGCAAGCGTGGTGTAGGTGCCATCGTCGGTTGCTCCCTCAAAGCGGAAGGGGGAAGCGCCTAAAATTTCCGCTCCCGTGTAGTCGTGCTGGCCGGTCCAAGTGTAGTTTGCCGTGAGGTCCATATCGGCGGGCACAACTGAACCCCAGGACGGATTCCCTGCTGGATTCCCGTGCGCGAGCGTGGTGGTGGTGCCTTGATTGGCGAACTGTGGACCTGCCAAGAGTAGAGCAGTGTTCACCCAATTGCTTCCGCTCCACCGTAGGAAATCTTCTGCCGTCAGGCTGGTGAAAGTCGCAAGGGGGGAAGTGGACCCACTCCCACTGGTTCCGGTCACGTCCGAGAGTAGGGTTAAGCTGTAGTCGCCCTCGGCTGCGACCACCGCCCCGGTGCGGGTGAACACGCTGTCTACCGGCCAGCCGGAATCAGCGACAATGGTTGCTGAGCCTACGGCCTGAAAAGTGGTCGTGTCGAGTGTGATGCAGTCGGTCGTGCCCCGGTAGCAGATGCGGAACGGTTTCAACGCTGATCCGGTAGCCGTAATCCAGTTGAACAGGTATCCGGTTCCGGTATTGCTCGCGGTGTCCGTTCCCGTGAAGAGATCGTTTGCTCCAGTGGTCGCGTTCCAGGTCCAGGTGCTCGTCCACGCCGCCATTGCCAGGGCTTGGTTTCCGCCCGGTGCGGTTATTCCGTCCCACGCTACAGAGCCTCCGACGCCGGCGTCCATCGTGAAACGGTTGTTGGCGGTGTCCCAAACACAAGTGAGGTTGGCCCCGCAATTCAGTCGAATGAGACCGCCCGCACGAATGGCCTGTGAAACGGTTGCATCTTCCAGGTCAATCACGAGCGGAGAGTGGGGAACACCTTGCGAGTGAGCTTGCCCGAAGAGAAGGAACAGAAGAGCAGCCAGGAGTAGCGCCCGCCATCCCCAGAGCGCAATCCGTTCCTTAATCCCCATCTTTGTCACCTGCTGCACTACCTGAACTGGAGTTCCTTCTGGCGGCGGCTGCAACCAGTCTTTCTTTTCTGGCAGCCGGTTCAGGATTGACTCCAAGCTCCGGTTGATTGGCCTCAACAGGTCCAGCACATCTTTCTGTGCTCCTTCGACCATCTCTCTCAGGAGTTTGAATTGGTGGACCACTGGAAGTTGTTCGGCGCTCGGCTTGAACTCGGCGCGGGCTTCCGGCTTCGGCGGCTTTCCGAGGGTGTAACAAGTGTAGGCAGCCCAGGCATCGTGCTTCTCTTGGCTGTACTTGGAATGCAGTTTGTAGGATTGCTCTACGAAACCTTTGAACTGCTCGCCGTCTACCTCGAAGCCCTTCCGGGCTTCGTCGTGACCACGCTCCTTGAGCCAGCCGTCGAGTGTTGGATAGTACGATGGGTTAATCCACATCTTCGCCATGACTACTTGCTCCCTCGGTTGTAGAACTCTCGCACCATGAAGGTACTGCTTCCACCGCCAGCGACCAGTTGCAACCACCCTGCGGTCTGATTCTTGTCGAACCCGCCCGCGCGCTGGAACCGATGCAAGCCAGCCTCGCCATACTGGACCGGGGTATCAGTCATCAGCCCTTCGATGGCCTCGAACTTCCGCGGCCAGCCAGTCGCTAGGGGCTTCTCCCAAACGTCAATGGTGTCGCCCCCGCCCTGAGAAACTATGGCTTCGGGGTCGCCCGCGTCGTTGACTGTGATTTCAGTGGTCATTGTCCTACCTCATGGAATGACGAGAATTTTTGCTATGCACCAAGCATCCTCCGCGCTCAAGTTCTCCGTGTTGATGACGCGCAGGGCGAATGTGGCCGCAGCCGCTATATCTGTGGTGGTCACAACAGCCGAGACGCCCGTGGTGTCCGTGGTCGCAATCGTGATCGTCACATCAGGCGTGAGGTTGGCCGTGGCGCTGCGAAGATTGAGTAGAACGCCGTTGCTGCCCGAACTGGACACCGAACAGGACATGCCCAGGACCTTGAAGGCATTGTTGGCGAACATAGGCTCATCGGCATCAGCTTCGGCGGCTGCGTCCTGTGCATTACAGCCCGTACCTCCCTGGTTGTAGAGAAGAGTGGCAGCGTCAACGTAGAACTGGCCCGAGGCATACCCCGTAACCGGGCTCATGTAGATAGTTCCATCGTTGGCCTGTTCTCCGCACAGAAGTACGTCCGTCACGAAGCCAGCGTAGACGGCGCCAGATGGCGTCAGCAGATCCGCACCAATTACTGACAACTCGCTGTCTCCCGTCCGTTTGAGTTCTGGGCTGTTGGGTTCACCTGGATTCCCGAACACGATTGAATAGGTGAACGGGACGTAGATGTTCCCGGTTTGAGCACCGATAAAGAGTGCTCCAATCAGTAGTGAAACAAACAAAACTCCGATGCTTGCTTTCTTCATGTCGTCTCCTCTGTTCCTGGTTCGACTCTTCTCTCAAGATGGGCGCGTAGCATTCGTACAAGTTCTCTCCAGACCCCTACCCTGCTGCCCAGACGAATCTGTTCAAAGACATTGGGTGTGCTGGCTACGCTGTTCACGTTGTCTACCATGCGGTCAAGATCCTGCGCTGCCTCAAGTTCGCACACCCTTTCCAGCGCCGCGACTATCCGCTCGTCTGCGAAGATTTGCTCAAGCATCTCCCTTTCTCCGCGACTGAGTGGTTCAGGCATTGGGCGCTTCTTCTTCTGGCGGTTCCGCCGTCATCTCTTGCGCTGCTTTCGCGGCCTCGGCTGTTTTCTTGACCCCTTCCATAAACTCTCTGGTCTGTTGGCCTGCCGAAACATCAATTCCGACCTTCGCCAGCAGTTGAGTCTTGACATTCTCTTCAAGTATTTCCCACTTAATGGGTATGCTGATGCTCATTCGAGCTTCCGGCAACTGCGGCTGCGGCTCCTCTTGGTTCAGCAACTCATTGGGGCTTTGACCAGGGAAGGTCTCGGCCACGATCTGAGCCGCTTTCTTCTTGTTCCAGGTCGCCGGGTCTGCGCTCGCCAAGGCGTAAATCTGTCGGGCGTCCTCCTTGCGAATCTCATCATCGAGCGCCAGGGTCGAACCTTGGACCGGGAACACTTCATAGTCCTGCTGAATGTCCAGTGGTCCGAGGTCGCGCTTAATCGTTTTCCCTTCTCCTACAGTAAGCACTCTCTCGAAGAAGCGTTCGGGAATCTCCAAGTTGTCCCGCATGGTCTGTTGCAGCATGGAAATCTTGATGTCGCTCTCTTCTTTCAGCGAGAGGTTCAAAGACTCGATGGTGTCCGCTGTGAGACCCTGGCGCGCGCGCTCCTGAATCAATCCCAGTGTCGCCCGGCGCTCGCTCTGGGGGATGGCCGGGTTGTCCCCGCCGCCGCTCATCAGGTCAGGCTCGGCCATGTTTATCAGAGAGAGCAGGGCTTGTTCGCTGGTGAACGCTTCCGGTGGGATCCCGGGCCGGCGCTCTTCACCCACCCAGTCATTGGGATTGTCCACGAAGGCAACCCGATACAAACCACGGTCTATAATCTCACTTGGCACGTTGGCTGTTTTCTTGACGAAGTAGAGCGGCTTCAAGTGGTTCGTCATCAAGTCGGTGCGCTGTCCCCAGAATACGTTGTGCAGGCGGAACAGGAACCGCAGAACACGCGGAGAGGTATCGCCAATCGCCCACAACAAATCCTGAATGGGAGCGAACCCGGACAGAGCGAATTTCCCTTGCAGGTCCCACGGGTACGGCATTTCTCCGAGGAACACTTTGTCATTTCCGTAGAAGGCAATCCACGGCCAACCCTCTCTGAACGTGTGCTCTTTGGTGATCTTGTAGCGAACCCCAGGAAGCAGCCGGGTTTCGAAATCGGGCCGCGTCTTGTAGATGGCGTCCCGAAGTTCCTGTACCAAACTGTCGTCGGCCTCGCTCCCGGTCCTCTCTTTTTTGAAGGAGCCCAGGTCTATCAGTTCCTCTACCTGCTTCTTAATGAGTACAGGCTTCTCTTTTCCGTCCCGCGGGTCGAGGAACTTCCGCTTACCGAAATACTGGAGCCAGATGTCGTCCTCGAAGCTGTCAAGCAGGTGCCACGCTGACTTGTGGATGGTTTCCAACTCGGGCTCTGGATACCAGTCGCCCAGGAAAACGAAGGATGACACCGGGCCTTCGAAGCGTGTCTTTTTCTCTCTGACCTCTACTTCCGGGCCGAGCCGAGCCAGAGCGCCTGCTCTGTCGTCCTCGTTCAGCGCGTTGAAGCGGGTAGTCTTGCCGCCATCAAACTCTTCCTGGTTGGCAAGCCGGAATCCTCCTCCACCCTCCTCACCGTTTTCCATCACGCCAAACTTGTCCAACATGGCCTGCGGCCTGCGGCGGAAGGGGCGTTCAACTTGGATGGTGTCCCAGAAGTGTGCCTTGAGCCCCAAACCGAAGATGTTGCCTTGTAGGACGTGCCGGCGCTGGAGTTGCTGTTCACCCGCGCGGTCCCACTGGAACATCAGGTAGCCTGAGAGCCAGTCGGAAACCTCATCATCTTCGGCTCGCACTCGAAGCAGTGGGGCTTGCGATGACAGACGAGCCGACTTGCGCCGCGTGATAATCCAAGCGTCAGGAAGGCAGATGTTGGTTCGAGTCTTATCTTCCTTGCCGGTCCTTTTGTCAATGATGGGTTCGACCCGGCACTTGTACTGCTGGTAGGCTTCGCGGAACTCCCCCCAGAAGTTGTCCTCCAGCCATTGCTTGGACGCCTTGCGGCGGTCAATCATGTCGTCCAGGCGCTTCTTGGCTTTCTCGTCCGGTGTTTGTTCTTTTGCCATTGTCAGTAGCTTATCCCCGGCGCCAGCGGCGGCAGGCTTTCAACCACGCGGTCGCGTGGAATGTACTGCGGGTTCTCGATCTCCAGATAGCGCATGAGGTCGGTCATGTGTTTGCGCTTCTCCATTGGGTCAGCGTGTGGGTCGCGCTTCTCGGCCTGGGTGGGCGTGAGCCGCGCATAGCGGTTCTCGCGCAGTTCCAGTCTCAGTTCGATCAGGGTGTTGAACACATGGATGACCGGCCGGTAGCTGACGGTCCCATCCCCGTTGTCGTACTTCTTGGGCAGCAGCCGGTCGTTGACTTTATCCCGGCCAGCCTTGAAGTCTCGCTTGGCTTCCTTGCAGTGAATCCCCAAATCCTCGTAGCGGTGCCAGAAGGTCTCGGGTTCGTCGCGCCCTTTCCGGCGCTCGGTAAAAATACCCTTGGCGTGCGGGTCCATGATGCGCTGGTAAATCTCTTCCTTCTTGCCCTGGTTGTCGGCGTAGCCGCCCGCCGAGAATACGTTGGGTTCCGGGCCTTCCAAAAAGTCCAAAATTTGGACATAGGAATCAATCGTGTAAATGTCGTCGTCCTCGGGTAGCCGGCCTTTGGTGCCGTAGACGTTGGAAGGCCAATACTCGCGGTAGTACCAGTGGTCGTCGTCCGGACTCACGGCCATCCAGAGGAAAGCGTGCGGCCGGCGCCCGTGCGGGTCAATCCCCATGTAGCGCGTCCAGTCGTAGGGAATGGGGAAAGGGTCGCACCAGTTGATGTCCACGTCAAAGTTGGGGAACACCCGCGCCCCGGAGTAGGCTTGGTTGTCAATCTCCTGCTCCTGCGCCCAGGCTTCCTTGGTGCTGTACTTCGGGCGCTCTTCCTCCTCCCAGGCTTTGTTCTTCATGGGGTCGGCGGTGTAGTGGATGCGCAGGACGCGCCCGCCAATGTCGTTCCGATAGTCTACGCAACCCGGAGGCAGCGTTGGTTTTGGCGTGACCTTCTCAAGTCCGAACACGCGCCATGTTTAGCACGAGTTAGGAGCGTTTTGTCCAGTGGTTTTTACGCGCTCCTCATCCTCTCTTCTTTTCTTATCGGGTGGTAGTTGGGTGAGGAGACGTTGACAAGTTGGTTCGTCGTTAGATTCAGCGGCCTTCCTGAACAGATAGCTATGCCAGCGACACAGATGCAAGCCTGTCGCCAAATAATGCACATAGGAACGAAGTTCACAGCCTCTTACTTCACAATTCATCAATCCGTCCCAGAGTCAAAGTGTATTCTGCGCACGACTTGGTACTCAATTGGCTCGGCCGAGGGCTTGATCGGTTCGGGTGGAGGCGGCGTGACCAGCAGCCAAGAAAGGAAGATCAAAACCACGAAGTAGACTACAACAACGAGCACCGCTCTACAGAAGTTTCTGGCAGGGCTAGGATGACGCTGTTCCCGCAGTGCCCGCATGAAACCTCCAGCGGCTCAGGCGGCAGTGGTTGTATCACATAGTCGAAGCTGTGGACAATAGCAGAGTTCAGGAAGCAGGTCGGGCAGAGATGGGGGAACCAGCGGAATGGGCCGGCCAGTTTGTTGAGGTCGCGGGCAAGCTCGACCCGCATCAGCGCGCCGGCAATCCAGGGGCTTTGGCCGAGCCCGCCATCGTCATCTTCGGGCCGGACAGCGGTTAAGTGTCTCACCACCAAAGCCAGAACGAAGCTGCTAGGAGCACGACGACGACAACCCAGAAAGCCACGAAGCCGCCTATCCGTGTGCGGTCTATGATGGTTTGCCCAAACGAGTCCACTTTGATGCTCTTCTGACAGTCGGGGCAGGTGGCCGTCCCACGGCGCCCGCGTAAATGTGTGGTGTAGAGTCGGGGATGAACGCACTCAGTTAGGTTCCCCATCATCCCTCCCACGGCCAGGGTATCCAGCGGTCCAGTTCTCCTTTGGGATGGGTGAGTTGTCTATAGTGTTGTAGGTGTTGACGGAGAGGTTCGATGACAGTGCCATCTTGCGTGGCTGTGGTCCAGCAGCCTTCCAGCATATTTGGCAACTTTGGCAACACGGCCCAGAGCCCGGCCTCCGGTCCAGAGTACCCCCCACACCACTTGCACAGCCAGCGCCGCTCCTTGCGCTTGTCCTCGAAGTCAAGCCAGCCGCCGTGGGGCTTGTAGGTTCCCACCGCCTTGCAGTCCGGGCAGCGGAGTCGGTCGCGCAGCCCGATCAGCCGTGAGAAGTCATAGAGTTGGTGGACCGCTTTCTGCCAGAGAGTCATTTCCCTTGCCTCCACTTGCGCACCCATGCAGCAGCAGCGCTCTTGGCTTCTTCTGTGGCCGGCACCGCGATCATCTCATACCCGAGCAGGTTGAAAGTAACGGCGTGGCACATGCCCTCAATCATTCGGCGCCGAAGTTCTAGTGCTCGGTCCAGTTCTCGCTTCTTGAGAATATAGTCAAGCTGGTCCAGCAGGGACGGAATGTTAGGTGGAAGTAGCTCAAGCCTTTCTCCGTTCATCTCTTTTTCCTCCGTTCCCATTGACCACTCCAGTAGCGGCAGGGGCAGAAGGCAGTGTGCCAGCACCCAATCTTTCCCTTCTTCGTCTTGGTGACAGGCGCCTTGCAGTAGCCACACCTGTCGCCTGCGCGTGGCTTCTGTCCTACTGGAACGCTTCTCCAGACGGTTCTCATTCCACCACGAAGTACCTGGCGGGCGGTTCGAACTGTGCTGCTTGTCGTTCGATCACGGGAATGATCTCGGTGTCGTTTTCTTCGCGGGCGCGGTCCAGGCAGATTTCCTCGCTGGTCTTGACCCAACAGTAGCTCGGGTTGAATACTTCCCACGGCTCCCGGCGCTTCCTGGTAGTGAACGTCCCGTCCAGCACCACCTTGTTGCCTGAGAGCAGCAGCGCCTCGACCATGATGCGGACCACCACCCAGACGAACGGCTCTGCCTTGGGGATGAACCTCTCCCCGTGGAAGGCTTCCCTCACATGATCTGGACAGACCACGGTGTAGCCGCTCGGGACGAAGTGCCTGAGCACCGTAGTCGTCTTGCCGGACCTGGGGAGCCCTACCATCACTACGAACTGATATTTTGCGTCGTGCATTTTCATCCCTCCCGAAATCTGTAGCGTTTGGTGCGTGGAGGTTTATCTCCCATCTTGAGCCGACCCAAAGCAGGGCAGCTACAACGTCTGGTTTCAAGACCGCAGCCGACACAGAACAACTCATTCTGTCTCGTCGGGATGGGCAGAGCTTCCCGTTGGCAGGCTTCGCAAACTCTGGCAGCGGTCTCAGCCACGGCCCACCACCGGCACTAGGATGCCTTGCTCGAGCAGGAACTTGTGGTCAATCTGGTTCTCGGCTATCAGCTTCTCAAGCAGAGTCCCGTACCACTTGGCCTGCTCCCCGTAGGGCGCACATTCGAGGTTCCTGGCGCCCGCCACCCTTCTCGCTTTCCTCTGTTGGTACTCGGGCGTGTGGCCGGTGTGCTGTTCTATGTGGATTTCGGCGTGGGCTTGCACGTCCATCGGGAACCCTGCGGCTATGTCCTGCCCACACATGCCGCACTTAATCACCTTGCCCGCTACCAGTTCGCGGGTCTTGTCCACGTCGAGGATTGCGTAGAGTACGTTCATCTCTAAATGGCGCGGGCCTTCTCTAGCTCTTTAACGCGCATACAACCTAGGCATAGGCATGTCGCAAAGGTGTGATAAGGATAACCGTCCTTGTGCCACCACTTCGCTTCATCTAACCGCGCCTCCCGCAGCAACTCTTCCAGGTCAGCGGCGGCGGGTTGGAGTTTTTCTAAGCGTGGAATCAGCCTCTCAATGACGTTGAGCTTGGCACTCTCGCCGTGTTCTTTTTTCCAAATCTCATCAAAAAGCCTACGACATTCAGAAACACACGCCGCCAACACTTCCGCCCGCGCTTGCTTCACAAGTTCAGCCGTCTCATCTGGAACAGCACAAATGCTTCCGTCAGGGAGGAGTTGAATCCTCTGCGGAGCGGGGTCGTTGAGAATTGCCTCAAGCTCCTTGATGGTCGGTTTCTTTCTATCGTCAGCCATTTCCCTTCTCCTCCCCACCCTTTAGAAGTGGGGGGCGACCTGCTAAGAGCCGCCCCCCTTGCTCACGTCTGTTCTAGGGGACGATTAGTTGGTTTACGCACCTCCTTCTGTTGGAGATTCCGGCGCGGGCGGTGCTTCTGCCGGGTCGGTTTTTGCATCCTCCTCTACTTCGGAGGGCTTCATGCCTATGAGCCGGTCGGACTGCCGGCGACGTGCTTTGCGCCGGTCAGGTGGCCCTCCTGTTTCCATCGGTTCGCCTTGAGCTAGTTGCCGTTCCGCCTCTGTTGGGCTGCGTCCTTGGTCGTTCACTGTGTTTCCTCCTTAGATTGAGGGGGTAGTCCAGGGATAGACAGAGCTTCCCTCGTCTCCGTCTCGCAATCCGGCCAGGATTCCAGACTACCCCCCTTTCACCACCATCCTTTGGGCTTGTAGATGACCTCCACTCCGATTGGAATCCCGCCGTGGTGCATCCACTGGAGATATTCGTATCTCTGGAACAGGAACACATTCCCACGGTAGAAGGCCGCGCCCCAGTGTTGCTCAGGGTTTCGGTTGTTCCAGACCCACATGAAGTCCATTCTCGCTGCACCAGTGACCTCGTTCATCTGTGGAAACTGGTCGCTCGGCATTCCGTCAAACAAATCCATTCAACGCCCCAGGTATCCTGTCACGGGCAGCGGGATCATCGCACCGCAATCCTGGCAGTAGACACCACCAGAAGGCTTGGTGAACCCGCTGGTGTGGGTACACTGAGACCTGTGGTAGTCAACGATAAGCCTCGCAAGACACTTGGACTCTCCATCCGGTGCAGAGTCACCAGCCAATACCCTCCGGGCTTGAGCACACAGTTCGTTTAGCTCCATCTCAAAGCTCCGTGTGGTCTCCGAACCACGAGGGCGCCGTCGAGCTCGTCAGGATGATCTGGTCGGCCACGGGCTTGGCAGCGTTGTAGCTGTCCTCCGCTCCGTCTATGTGCGCGGCCTCGTCCATGATGAAGATGGTCGGGTGGTAGCTGCGCACCTGATCGGGTCCACCCGCCATGCCCTGGACCAGCGATTGATGCAGCCAAGTGAACTTGTCTGCCGGCATATCGGCAAGGCGCGAGGCTAGGGGATACCGGCGCTGCAGCCACTCGTCTTGGCGGCTGTAGAGCGTCTTGACGTAGCCCTCCGAGCCCCGCCCGGTCACAAGCTCGTTCGACTTCTCCTGCTTCTGGGACTGGAAGATAGCCCGGACGCGCTGGTGGAACTGCGCGGCCCAGGTTGAATAGCCGGCCAAGGCCCAGGAGAGCATCATTTCGCGGCTCTTGGGGATCCATAACAGCGGCTCCTTGACCAGCCGGGTGAAGATGATGGGGAAGTAGCGCTTGCGCGGGAATCGCTTGTAGGCGCGCGCCGGGGGATCCTTCTTGCGCCGCTCCCAGTGCTCGTCAAAGGTGAGGGTGAAGTTCTGTAGCCAGTAGAGGGGACCTGGAATCCAGACCCAATCTTGATCGGGAAGTTCATGGCGCCGACCCTCTTCCCAGACTCCGTGTAAAATCCGGGCGATTATACCACGCTCGGCAAACTCGGAGTCAACTTGTTGTTGCTCTCCAGAGGTTAGGAGCGCCCCCTGTAGAGCGCCCTGATCTTCCGGCGCCTTTCTTTTAGTTTGCGCCATGCCCTTGTCCCGACCTGCCTGTAGGCCAACAGGTAGCAGTCAACACAGAGAACCGTCCCCCTGACCGTTATGTTGCCTTCCTTCTCGCCGCACTTAGAGCAGGTCCTCATTTAAGCATTGTTGCGAGCCAGAAGAACATGCCAAACATGGCAACTACCACAAGTAAGTCCCCAATGCTGGCCCGGACTGTACCTATCGGAATTATGTCAGCGAGAAGAGGGAAACGGTGGTGCGGCGCCATCGTTACATGTACTTTGTCGGAAGCGTGAACCGCGCGCGATACTGGCATCCTCCATCCGTTCGTTCTCAACACGAGCCAGTTGGATAACACTCCAGCAAAGAATATCGCCACCAGTCCAGCCCATATAAAATCCTCTCGCCATAGTGAGCCCACGATATTTCCCAGACACCACACACTCGCATAGGGCAAGATGCGGCGAGTTATCTGCATTCTCGTCATGGGAGTGGACACTGACAGAACGCTATGTTGCGCTTGTGCTGTGGGCAGATTACGGGAGTTAGTCCAGCATCCATTGGTTCCCACGGCACCGTCTGTACCCTCGGCTCCGATTCCTTCATCTCCAGTTCGCGGATTGCCTTTGCAACTCCAGATGCGATATGTGAGAGCGAACAAATGTCTGCTCTTGCGGCTTTGGGATAGGTCGCCATGTAGCGAAGGGCTTCGTTAGCGCACTGGTCCTTCACGGCTTTTCGGTCGGCAGACAGGAGGGCCTCGATTCTTTCGGCCATGCGCCTGCCAGTGTCTCCCCAACGGCGAATGATCTCTAGTATATCCAGAAGCTCGCGGCTCACTGTTGTTTCTCCCCGTCCGTCAACTCCTGCGGCCAGTAGCCAGTGTCCTTCTTAACCTCGACCTCTGCCTCGCTCGGCCAGCGGCGGAACCGCACCGCAAACTCCAGTTCCTCGTTACCCTTCTTCGCGTAGGCCGCGTAGCCAAACTCTGTATATTCTGCTGGCTGACTCAGAGAAATCTCAGTCTGAGTCCTGGGCATCAGGATTTGCGTCCCCTTGAGCGTCTCAAGGCAGGCTGTGAGGTCTTTCTTTTTCAGATGGTGCTCTAGCCCCTGAGCCGCCTTGTGGACCAACCTGACCACATCAGAGCGCCCTTCCGCTTGAATGGCTCGAAACTCCTCCCGGCTCAGGATGCGCTGGACCACGCTCCTTGAAATACCCTCATTCTTGGCGGCTTCCCGCTGGCTCTCTCCAGTAACTATTCGCTGTGCCACGCGAGCGTTTCTCGCTAGGTTTTTCAGTGAGCTTCCATGCTTTCTGGTGGACCTTCTTTGTCTCGGTTTCTTGGTGCGCTTCTTTCGCATGGTAGTTGCTGTGCTCTCAGCGTGTTAAGCCTAGCACAGCCGAGGAAATTGGCCTACTCAAAGAGGACCAGTTGACGCTCGATGGTCATGCTCAATCTTTATCTCTGGCTCGCTCGACTAGGTTGCTCAATCGTTTCTTTTGGCTCGCTCGGTTCGGTTGCTTCATCACTGATCTTGGCTCGCTCTGAGACTATGCTCAATCGAGGTAGTTGGCTCGCTCCAACCTCCTGCTCTATCTAACTATGTGGCTCGCTCTCATTCTTTGCTCAATCGGCCCTACTGGCTCGCTCTTCGAGTTTGCTCAATCGAACTTCATGGCTCGCTCGTTCTCTCCGCTCAATCATTCAGCATGGCTCGCTCGTAGGTTTCTGCCCTATCGCCCGTTGTGGCTCGTTCTGAGGCTATGCTCAATCTTCCGTGTTGACTCGCTCGAACTCCTTGCTCAAACATGACTCCTGGCTCGCTCCGTGGACTTGCACAATCACTACACATGGCTCGCTCAATACGCTTGCTCTATCTACTTCTAGGGCTCGCTCGACTCATGTGCTCAATCTCTAGTCTTGGCTCGCTCTCGCTCCCTGCTCTATTCTGTGTTCTGGCTCGCTCTGGAAAGATGCTCGATCTCTTGTTTTGGCTCGCTTCCTACTTTTGCTCAATCCACATGCTTGGCTCGCTCGCGGGGGATGCTCAATCATGCGGGGTGGCTCGCTCCTGTTGCTCTGCTTCAACGCTTGTCATGGCTCGCTCTTGTACCATGCTGAATCTGGTGCAGGGGGCTCGCTCCTTGATTATGCTCAATCCCGTACAGTGGCTCGCTCGGTGTCTCGGCTCCATCACGTCCCATTGGCTGACGCTCAACGGCGATGCGCAATCCGGCAGGATGGCTCGCTCACTGAACATGCTCAATCAATTCCTGTGGCTCGCTCGCTTTACATGCTCGATCACTTATTTGGGCTCGCTCTGATCCGATGCTTAATCTGATGTAGTGGCTCGCTCGTGCTGACGCTCCAGTGTGATGCCCAATCCAAAGGGGTGGCTCGCTCGGCCAGAATGCTTGATCTGGGCAGTTGGCTCGCTCTGCTGTAATGCTCAATCTCAAGTAGTGGCTCGCTCGGCGTACTTGCTCAATCAAGCTATATGGCTCGCTTTCTGCGAATGCTGCATCTGTGATCGTGGCTACTTCATCGGCCAGTTGGGGACTTCGATCTTGTGAGTGTGCCCTCCGAGCACTGCCAAGGAGTAGGCTTCCACTGGCTCCCTGCCGAAGTGTTCGATGTGCGCGACCCAGTGCCAGTGAGACAGGAAGAGTTTGACGGCCCATCGTTTCGCCCTGGCGTGAATGTGACCTGGAGGGAGCATCAGTTGGCCTTCGCCCTCCGGTACACGCTTAGGCTTGACTCCTTCTTCCCCGGCAGCAATTCGCTCACGATATTCGTTCGCCGCTGTTGGAGTTACACAGCCAGCGTACCAGGGATAGGCGTCAGTGCCTTTTCCGATTTTCTTTGTTCGCATAACTTCCGCGGCTTGGTCTGCGAGTTCTCCCCTTTCGTTTCGCCCGATTTCGTAGGCTTTGCGTTGCAAGAGCAGCTTGCCGTAGAAGTCACTTTCCCGACCCGATTGTTTGACAAAAGATTCTCCAATCTTCCAGCACAGAACTTTCAAGTCGGCATTCCAAGGGCGACGGGCCATGACTCTCCTGACGCCATCACGGGTCAAGTCTTGGTGTTCTCCTTTAGGCGTGGTGGTGGCCTGTCTCAGCAGAGATTGATACTTTCGGCCTGTGCGCACGGCTGCTTGAACCAGTAGCTCTTGCGGGTTTAGTTTGCCGTTTTTCTGGACAATTTCTTGGACAAGTTTGCTTGCACCTTCTTTGCCCAACCACTTGTTGGTACTATCCTGACCAGCAAACCGCCAAATGTTTCCTGCTCTTGGACACATCGAAATGTCAATGTAGGCGAGCAAGGCTGCTGAAATCACCTTGTCAATGCCAGTGATGGTCTTGGCCCAACGTCCCACAACGAACTGGTCGGAGTAGGCATCTAGGACTCGGTGCATACTCCGTTCCATGCGCTCAGCGTTGTCTCTGAACCAGATCAGGATTTCGTGGGGTTCCTTGGATTTCTCCATCGCGTACACTTGGTTACTGGCTGCCTTACGGGGTTCTTGCAGAGCGTAGTAATCGTCCACAAGAAAGCGGGCTTGTTTTCTTCCCAAGGTTTTGGCTCCGAGCGCAATGTCTCGGGCCAACTTCTGCATCGGTTCTAACATCGTCGTGTTGGTGTCTCCCATGATTCATTCTCCTTTTGGTTTGAAAGGGACGAGTGCGATTGTAGTGAGCGTCCATCACATTTACAGCCGCGTCTTGCCTGTCGGGTGTCCAGACCCGGCCCACCACGGCTTCCTCGCCCGATTCGTCTCTCCCATTGAAAACTGTGCCTAACTTATAATTCCTTGCCGCAATAGCTTTAAGGCGAGCGCGGTTCCAAGCAGTTTCGCCCTGTCTGGTTTTGACTTCTTGGCCTCGCGTTCAATCTGTTTCTGCAATACTTCTAATTGCCACAGATAGACTTCGCGTTTGCGCCATTGCTTGACTTTGCGCTTCATTCAACTCTCCCATTGAAAACTGGGGGGCGGTGTCCGCGCCCTTGCTACAAGGCTAGACCTCACAGTGGTGTTTGCCTCTGTGCCGCCCATTGAAAACTATGTACGGCGACCTGTGCCCTTGCACTCCGGGCAGGTCACGAAATGCCAACCATCGTCACTCGGTTTTTTCTTTTCAGCTTCCAGCCACAGAGAACGCCACGGTTCTTCCAGATTGCCCTCAACCCTGAGTCCGCTGCGTGAGGGGCCACCTTGTATCGGCACGAAGCCGATGCCTTCACACTCTCCCTTGCATACGGTCGCAGGATCAGGGTAGGGAATGCCGAGTGCTGTGTACCTGTCAACATAGATGTATTGTTCGCTCATATCATCACCTCATCCCGTAAAAGTTCATCGCCCGCTTCACGCGCTCCATTGGAAATCCGATACGGTTCAACTCCTGCAACCAGCCCACCACGGCTGTTCCCGCCCCAGTCCTTTACTTCCTGAGCTTGCTGTAGTGCAACAGCGGAGAGCCAGCTTCCGCCAGAGAGCGCAATACAGTAGCTGTTGTGCCCTCACGCTTGAGTCGAGACACAGAGTAGACTGACGGCTTGACCTGGACTTCGTAATCGGCTGTCGAGTAGACCAAAAAGCCCGACGCAACATAAACAGGGTCTGTTTTCTTCGTCTGTTTAACTCCGGCCCGCCGGGCCTCGATAACGTAGCTGCGAACCAGCTTACTCCAATATCGGCTAAACAGGAGCGGCGTAGCGAACACATCGGACGAGACTGCCTTGCCATCGAGAACCAGGACCGCACCGATTGCGTTGTTCGGGCGCGCTTCCTTCAATTCCTTTTCGATGGCAAGTTCACCTTTGCTCTTCACCGCTTCGACAGCGATGTAGGCAGAACCCGTGTCTACAAACTCCCAGGCTATTGTTCCGGTCGAGGTTCCCATCAGAAGTTCTCCTGATGGCGCCGTAATAAACTCAGCAGTATCGCTAACAACCATGTCTGTGAGGGTTCCGGTTGAAGCGATACCACCCGCCTGGGCGATTGCAGCCCATGTTGTATTCTGGCTGCCAGTGCCCACGCTCCCACGAACCGACGGAGAAGCCATGACACCTGAGTATTTGAACGTCACGGTTTCGCCCTTCCATCGGTTTCGCTGAGCACAAAGGACTGAAATCGGCACAGGGTCAGAGGTTGGCGGAACAATCCGGTCCTCAGAAATCACGCGGTCCTGCTTCCCACCAGCCAGAATCTCACCAGCAAGCAGAATCAGATGCTTGCCCGAATTGTTCAGGAGCACAACCTCGTACTGGTTCGGCCTGTCCCGGCCTCGTATCAGCCCTGGTTTGATCTCTGTGACCTCGACCGTTCCGTTCTCCATGCCCTCGGCCAATGTCACGTAGTCCAGGGCTAGGCTTGGGAAGTTCGTAGGATAAACAAAGACCACTTCCATTCGTTCGTTTTGAAACGCTGCGGAATCCCCTACGCTCCACAACTCATGCCGGAAATCCCCGGCTGTGAGTGGAAACGTAAGAGCCAGCAGCAACAGCACCATCAGTAGTTTTTTCACAACACCCTCCTGTTTTACTGTTTCAGTGATTTCAACGCGGCGTCTTTTCTTCCCGCGGCTCCTGCGCCGCCTTGGAGCCTTCGGGAACCTGAGCCGAAATCCCCAGGACCGAAAAGCTCACCACACAAAGCAAGGCCAGGAAACGACTCAAGTATGTTTTCGCCAATTTAATCACCCCCCTCATTCTTCCTTGACTTCTGGTTTCTCGGGTATTCGGATAAACCTCATGGTGTTCGGGTCGAACAAAAACTTGTCCTCGGGCGCGTTGTGATCTTTCCGAACGACCGCAAGCACGCTGTTGAAGTTTCTTTGCAGATTTTGAATCCGCTGTTGAGCCAAGAGCAAGTCCTTGACGATCACGTTGAGTCTGAGGTTCTCTAGCTCGGTCAACACCAAGCTGACTTCCGGCTCTACCCTCGCAGGCTGCTCTGCGGTCTGCGCTGTGGCCGGGCTGAACCCCACCATCAGTAGAACAACCACCACAAACAGGATCACTGGTAGCTTTTTCATGGTTTCCATTCTCCTTTTATTTCAATCAAACCTTGTTCCACGATACTTCTCATGGCAGATTTCAGGTTGCGCCAAACGTAGAAGGTTCCAGCTATCCAGCCGAAGGCGAAGGCCAACACCAGCAGAAACACGACTGCTGTGACCAGGAGCAGCTTCATTACCAGTTCGGGTGCTTCTCTTCGTAGTGTTTGCGCATCTGTCCGCGCATCGAACTCATGCGGGCAAAGCCCTTTCCTCTTCTCTTGCAAGTGGGAGCGGGGTAGATTAACGTCCTTTTCTTGCAGGTGAGGCAACGCAGGGCAATAGTGCGGGACAGGCTAAAGCCAGTGCAAAGAATTTCCTCAAACACCGCGACCCAGTGAACGCCCTGTCTAGGAGATTTCTTTCTCATCGTCTGCCTTGTCCTGCTGTTTCTTCTGCCTGAGCTTCTTCGTGATTTCGTCCAGCAAAAAGACGAGAAGCACAAGCGACACAATCAGAACTACATGGCTCCACGTCATTCCGTTGGTTCCTCTCGGCGCCTCGGCCAGAGCGCCTGTGATTCTACGGCAAGGTGGGACCAGTAGTGGTCCGCAATTTCATAGCAGCGGCCCCACATGATGCTGTTGGTTCGGATGATCTCCCGAGCGTTGCGCTGGCTTTCCAGGGCTTCCACCTTCCAGTAGTAGAGGTCAACTCGGTTCATGCCCCAGAGGAAAGCCAGAATGCAGACGAGCGCCCAAGCTGTGGTTTCCCGCTTCATTGTCAGTTCTTTCCAGGGATGAACTTCTCGATGGCGTAGAACTCCGGGTTGATGGTTTGCTTTAGGGCAATCGTAAACGGGATGAGTGAGCAAAGCAGAATGAGCGTGCAGATTCCCCGCAGAATTACGAGGTCGCCTGCCTCCGTCGCGACTTTCCTGAACATGCGGTGGATAATCCAAGCTACCAGTACAAGCACAAGGCCGAAAACGAGGTTGAAGAATAAATCAAGCTGGACCTGTAGTACCGCCGCTTCCCATGCTGTCCGACCGAATTTCTCAACGAGTTCGTTCATTTGGTTTTCCTCCGTTTCTCTCTTGGACAGAAGTGACACCGGGCTCGGCTCTTCGGCACCCTGCTGGCCTTGAAATACATGGTGTGACCGCATTCCAGCGTGACCTCTGCGTACATAGAAAGAGAACTGCTTCGCGGATAGACCCTGTGGAGTTGTACCGTCTTGACTTTGCGCCAGGGGTCGCCTCTGATTTCTCCAATGGTTACGCTCATCCTCTTCCCTCAACGTCGCACCGCTGGCATAGGTTCTGCCAATGCCCGTAGGTTTGGACCCTACGACTCGCAGGTTGTGTGCAGTTGCCCGGCTGGTGCTCGTTCACCTTTTCGCACCGGCTAGACTCGCAATCGCATTTTGAGCCAATCGTCTGGAGGTCCTTCTCGACCGCTTCACGGAAAACGAGAATGTCGTGGCAGACCTCTTGAAAGGAATGTTTGAAGGGGTACTTGGTTGCTGCGGCCTCGACCGCTGTCCACTGTTCCAATAGCTCAAAGGCGGCGGTCTCGAAGTTCCTTAGCGCGTTGAGATATTTTTTCTGTTCCGGCGTCATCAGTAGTCGTCCTCGATGCGTTCGTCCACATCGGCTTGGGTGTAGCCGGTCAGAATCTCCGGGCGGTAGTGGGACAGCTTCTCGCGCTCACACTGCCCGCAGACGCGGACCAGGGGGATACCCTGCGCGTCGTTTTCCCACCAGGGATACTCCCCGCTACCACAGGAACACAGCTTCTCGCTTTCGATTTCTGCCCAGTCCGCAAACGGGAAAGGCTCTTCGCCAATATCCCGCTTCGCCTCGCAGTATTGCCTGTAGAGTTCTTCTTGGGTTTGTGCCATTGTGACCTCCTGCTCTCAAGGTAGGTCTATTGTCGGTCTAGGCCAGGATGGTTGTCAAGAGGTTTTTTTCAGTTTTTATCAGTGGCGCGGAAGCCCTACTTATTCAGCAGTTCCCCGCCCAGGGCTCTCGCCCGGACTGGCTGGTGTCCGCGCACTCGGGCAACACCGCCCAGGGGGTTCTTCTTTTTCTTTTTCTTGTGAGACCCGTGCGACTTCTTCTTTCTTTGCGGGCCTAGATGCTGCGGCATGAACTTATCCCTTCGCCATCGCGCTTGCCCGGAGCAGCACCGGCTCTGTCACCTTGGCTTTCTTTTCCTTCTGCAATTCAACCAGCCGCGCGCGCTTCTTCACGAGGTCTTGCCGGAGTTTTTCCTTGACTGTGCGCCCGAGGGCCGAGGCCGGGGTATCAATAACCTCTTGCAGAAGGGAGATGTCCTCTTTGGCGTTCTTGATCGGGTCGAACTTGCCGCCGCGGGCTTCTATTGGTATGTCACCGTGACCCACCTTCTTCCGGGCTTTCAGTTGCGCTTCGGTGACGCGCGAGAAGTCCACCCAACTAAGCTCAATTGGCATCACATAGCTCCAACTCGAATTTGCTGTGCAAGGTCAGTTTCTCTGCTTGTTCTTCCGTGAAATGCAGGTTGATATGGGAATCTCCGTAGCGGGTGCAGTCAGGGGAAATCCACATATCGCTGTACTCGCAAGCCGCGAAGGTTGCTCGAACCATCGGGTGATCTTTAATCATCACACATTCCAACCCGATCAGTTCAACTTTGGCTCTGATCTTCATGCTACTCCCGCTAGGGCTGCGGCTCTGTTCCCCAACCGCGACTTCCTCTTCCTGCGCCGGGCTAGGGAGCGGCCAAACCGTTGCGCGCGTTTGTGCGGAACTTCGGACAGTGTTCGACTGGCAGCGGCTCGGGTTAGCCCAGGAGCCTTGGTTGCCTTGCCGCGGGCTGCGGCCAGGAACAACCCGAACTGCTTCGGGCTGGTGATCTCGGGCATCTACTTTCGCAGGAACCCTTTCTTCTTCTTCTGACCTTCCAGCAATTCAGCGAGTAGCGCGGCTATCTCATAGCCGACAACAACCATTTCGTCCAGGGCCGCTACTACGCTCTGCTCGGTCCCCGCTTCTGTTTGCCCTTTGAATTGTTGTGCCCGGTCGCGTAGGCTTTTCGGTGTTGGGTGACTCACGTTTCGTCTGCCTCCGTAGGGATTGTCAGGGCCGGCTTGCCCTGCTTAGCCAACTCCTGGTTGACCAGGGAGATTGTCTCCGTTGCCGCGTTGCGCGACTGGCGAATGTTCTCGCCGCCCTGTTCGAGCACCACATGGTACTCGATCACGCCGTCCGCCCGGCGCACTTCCCGAATGAAGGAAACTACTCCCGACACTACGGGAAGGAACCGACCACCGATTTGGACGGCGATGGCCGCTTTCTTCATTACCTCAAAAATCGTGTCCAGCTTACTCACGACTACCTCTCTCCGACCCTAAAGATCAAGCCGGGGCCAGCCCTCTTGCTGAGGTCGGCAGCAAGAGTGACCATCTGGCCCCGGTGATTGGCACTGCCCGCTCGGGTATCCCCATAGAAGCGAACGTATCCACCAGTTGAAACCCCACGTTGATTCCGATGCGAATGAACTGCAACCACTTGCTGACTTCGGCGCGCCGTTCACCTTCGATGCCGAGCAAGCCTACATTTACTGCTTGGTCGAGTTGGTCAGCAATCGCAATTAGATAACCCCGGAACTGAGCGGCTTGGTCTGCTCCAAAGTTGTCTTGCCACTGGTCAAGGAAATTGCTGGCAAGGATTTCAGCTTGGGCAATCTTTCCAAAGTTCATCAAAAGATTCGTGTAGGAGTCTCCCTCGAAAGCCACGCCGCTGTTGTGCAGGTCCACCACTGCTTCGGTTGCAGCTAGGACGTTCACCGAAACTTGGCGTAGGACACCCGTGGCCGTGTACCACGCATTGACCTCATCGGGTGAGATTCCCAGTGGGACGTTGACGATTGTTCTCTTCTGGCAGGAAAGCGCCGTAAGGCTGAGAAGAACGGTTAGAATTACCGCTGCCGACCACTGCCGTAGTTTCACAACGAACCTCCGCATGTCCAAATTTTGGACTTCTTTCGGTGGGACTGTGCTCTCTCACTCACAGGCTTCTTATATCGCACTACGGGGTCGCTTTGTCAATCCTTTTTGTTTCTTCGGTATGGACGTTTCGGGCCAAGGTCAAGACTATCTAACTGGACTCTTTGCAGCGTGGTTGCTGCGTGTTTTCTGAGGCTTCGTTTCAGCAGGGCGAAATACTGTCGCGCCGGGATGACTACCACCCATTCTTTCTTCGGTTCACGAATGAAGAAACCGGAGACGCCGGCCAGTGCTTCGAACAAACCCTTGAACCCTTTGGAGACGAGTTTGACCTGGAACGGTTCTCCCTCGATCACAACGTCTATAGACCGGACATTCTCATCCCGGCTCTGGGCCGCCCTCCAAGAGCGTTCAGCGTAAAGCCCGGCAGCCTGAGCCATGTGGACAATTTCTCTCTCCCCTTCCTGTCCCTTCTCTCGGTTCCTACGTCCGCGCTTGCGGTTGGCTGCTTTGCTCATCTTTCATCCCCTTTGCTCTGTGTTCGTTTGCCACGTCTCGCCAGCAGGCGATACATAAGTCGTGGTCCTTTGACGTAAAGAACTTCCTCTTATACCCGTGCTTGCGGACCTTGCGCACGGAAACCGCTGGCCGCTTGCGGCAGCGGTAGCAGAGTTTCGCCGGCTTCTTGCGTTTTCTGCTCACTGCACCTGTTTCTTACTCGGCTTGACCGGAATCATGGTGGTAGCACCAGACCTTGTGATGACGTTATACATGGGTTCTCCGTCCTCCCCAACCTCCCCTGAGTCTAACACCTGGAACAAGGTAGTCTTGATCTTTAGAATCTTTCCATTCTCCAGGCGATAACGAGAGAACGGTTCATATTCCACTTCGAAGTCAAGGCTCATCACTTCCTTGGTTGACCCGTCTTTCAGTTTCATCAAGCATTTTTCCATTCGTCAACTCCTTTCTAGTTTCTCTAGTGCTTGTGCCTCCTCATAATCGTCGGTATAAACCGAAGCAATGAAGTAGGCGAAGTTGGCTACATCAGCAGCCTCTCGTTGAATTTCACTTGGGTTCTTCTTTAATGCGACGGCGTTGGCTAGTTCGTTTACTTCCTGTCTCAGCCGCCGCAAGTGCCAGCTTGGGTTTTCGTTTTCCCAACCGCTTTTCGTCCTACTGTTGTCATCAAGAATCCTGTCTGCGATTGCAAAAAACTCGGCTTGCGTCATCAGACTATCCTCTCAATCGTGAGTCCGTAGTGGTGGAAGGCTGCCTTGAGCCTGTCCACGGGGAACCCCAGGCCGCGTAGACCCAAGACGTAGCCCACTATGTTCAACTTCTCGGTCAACTTCTTTTCCAGTTCGGTTTTGTCCCCATGACATTTCGTGCAAAGCAGTATCAGATTAGCCCTATCGTTGGGCTGGCCCAAATGCTTGTCGCACACAAACCGGAAGGGAACAATGTGATCTCCGTGCAGCTTGCAGTGGAAACGACGCTTCTGGGTTTGCTCGCTGATACCACAGCAGGCGCAGTAGTGTTCCGAGAAGCGCAGTTGCCGGTTAGCTTCCGGCCAACTGCCGCCGCGGTAGGGCTTGGCGCCCGAGCGCTTGCGCCGATCTCCGCGCTTCTTCTTACGCTCGGACCACCGCTGCCGAAGGTGGGCCGCGCAGTGTGCGAAGGTTCCGTAACGCGCGCGGTTGCAACCCTCTGTCTTGCAGGGCTTACCAGGGATGCCCGCTCGGGCAGACGTGCGCGAACCTGTGCCCGCGGAACGATTGGCACTTCGCATAGCATTTTCCACAAAGAGACATACAGGAAAACGGAACTTGGCTCCACTCCTTGCCATCGAGGAGTATCCCCTTCTCTTCCAAGTTCGGGTCGGACCACTGTTTGAAAAAGAAAGGAACGTCCAACTCAACACAGTGGTCCCGAATTGCCCGGACGTGAACAGGGTCAATGGGACGCGCCTCCGGGCCCGACTCGCCTCCCGCAATCACCCAATCCAACCCCCTGCGGTGTGCAGCAGAGCCATCGTCGCGGCCGAGCCAAGCGGGGCCATCCCCCTTGTCGCTAAAGTCGGGCCGCGGTCGAAGGTTGACCGGACCAAGAAACGGCTCCAGACTCACGAACCGTAGAGCAGCGGGAATATCCAGCAGTTTGGGGATGCGCTCGTCGGCCATCTCCTGGTTCTCAACCGAGACTCCGAACCAAACGTGAAGCCAGGGTAGTTCTGGTATCCAAGAGGGGAGGCATTCCATGATTCGCTCGGGTCGCTTGGTGAGAATCATGTAGATGTGCTGCGGGGTTTTTCTTATGACTTCCCACGCATCGGCTCTCCAGTTGTCGGCCTCTTCAATGAAGAAGTCCGACCAGGAGCAGGTGAAGATGCGCACGCCATCCTTCCATTTCTTTAGGGGCGCGTAGAACGTGGGATCCTTGGCGCGGGTTACGGTGTTGAAGTCCCTCTCGTACTTCGTCATGTCGCGCTCGGCGTAGCAGTGGGCGCAGCCAGGGGAAACCTTCTTGCACCCGTACCACGGATTCCAGGTCGCGTCAGCCCATCGAATGTGCGTAGTTTTTCCCATCTTACTTCTTCTTCTCCCCTGGCTCTTTCATTTCGCCGGCAGCGTGAGCAACCTCGTCGTCGGTCATGCCGGCCAGGAGCGCGGTAATGAAGTCCAGAATCGTCACCCGGTTCTCTGTGTGCAGGAGCGTTTGCAGGCGCCCGAACTGTTGGCTCCAGGCGACGTAGAGGCTGGTGGGGACCACATAGGTTAGGCGCTTGTGAATCTCCCGGGTCAGCTTGATCGCCTTGGAGACGGCTTCCTTGAAGGAATCCACATTCACCTTCTTGGCGAGGGCAATCCACTTACGGTTGATTCCTTTCGCCTTGTGGAGCCGCGCGAGGTTAGTTGCGTTGGTGTCGCCCATCTGTTCGATGTCGGCGTACTTCACCATGCCGCTGTCAATCAACATCTGGACGACCGATAGTTTAGCCATCAGGGTAGAGCGGGCCTTCCGGGTCAGCTTCACCAGCTTGTCGAGGCAGCCTCTCTTGTCGGTGGTGGTCCAATGACTGAACCCGTCCAGCTTGTAGGTCTCGGCCCGCCGATATTTCTCCAGGTTGACGTACCAGCGCACTTGGCTCATGCCGGTGTCTCGGCCTTGGCGAACCAAATCTTTGAACGTCTGCCTGGGTCCCTTCTTTTTTGGTTCCGGGGGTTTCACGAGTTTCAGTTTCGGTCTGTTAGCGAACACCATCTTTTCCTCCTTTTCCACCGCACTACTACTTCTTCTTACCTTAGATATATATAAACCCGTAGCCGCCGTAGTGCGGTGATAACAGCGGAAAACTTTCTAACCATAACAGGCTCAACACCTTCT